GCGCACGTATTCGGCCCAGGTGCGGGGTTTCCGTACCGCCAAGATTGCGGCCATCCTTTGCCTTCTGTTCTACGTCCGGTGACGTGCGCTGAAGTATATGGCGTACACGCAATCCCCATGCTAGTTCCCAGTATTGCGCCGACGCAACATAGCTGGCAAAACGAATCCCCACCATGTCATTCAGCACGTCGCACGCCTGCACGCCATTGCGTGCACGCAAGCTGAAGAAATCATAAGAATCGCCACACGGGTGAAGATGCTTGCCTGAGGTGCGTGCACGTACTACTGTGCAACGCATGCACGCATCAGTGCGCAACCCCCAGTTCAGGGAGCCCGACGTGGCCACAATCGCCTTACGGCACGACCAACTCACCAAGTACCGGCGACTAGCCAGCCTTGGTGGGAACACGGCCATCACCACGGACGCAGGGTTCGCCAAACTCATCGAAGTTCACCCCGCACAAGTCTCGCGAGTACTCACGGGCAAGAGCGCCCCAGGTACCCGCTTCATTGCCGGAGTCCTTGAACTGTTCGGCGCCGAATGCTTTGCCGACCTGTTCTCCGTCGAGCCCGACGACAACGGGGAAGCGGCATGAGCACCGACTTGGTCGTCCCCGACGACGCGCTGGTGTTCGCGGGCGATGACGGTGACCCGTTTACCACATCGCTGGTCATCGCCGAGCAGACCGGCAATGAGCACGCTTCGATCATCAAGCTCGTTCGCGACAACGGGGACGACTTGAACGACGTCGGAACTTTGCGATTTCAAATCGCGAAGTCTGGCGGACGCCCAACGGAGTTCGCGGTCCTGGACGAGCCCGCCGCGGCATTGTTGATGACCTACCTACGTAACACGCCGAAGGTGAAGGACTTCAAGAAGCGGTTGGTTGTCGGCTTCTACACCATGCGGCAGATGCTCACGCAAGCCCGTCCCGCGCTTCCCGATATCACTACCCCGGACGGCCTGCTGGCGCTGACGGAGATGTTCTCCGATACCGCCAAGCAGTTGGTGGCGGCGCAGGCCGAGAAGAAGATGCTCGAGGCTGCGATCGAACGAGACGCCCCGCTGGTCGCCAAGGCTGAAGCGCACACCGTTTCTGACTCCGCTATCCATCGCCAGGAGTTCTCCCGTGAGGTGAAGACGTGGGCGCAGAAGCAGAACGTCGTGATCCTCCAAGACGAGGTGATGCGGTTCCTTGGCCACATCGGCCTGTTCATTCGAGGCGAACGCTCTGATACCGGGCACGCCACCTCGGAGGCGATCCGACGCGGCCTTGCCTTCACCGACAAGGGAACCAGCAAGAAGAACGGCCACGCCTACGCAGTCGGCAAGCTGACGCCACTTGGCCAGGACTACGCGTGGAAGCGGATCACCAAATACGTCGCGGAGCACGGGCATCTCGTACTTCCCCGCGAGTTGCGCGGGGGTGACCCAGCATGAGGTTCAACGGCGATTACCTGTACCGAGTTCGTGTCAACAGCTATCCAGAAGGCTCGTTTGAGCCGGTAGATCCGGAAGAAGAGTATTGGCGGCCAGTCCCGGGATGGTCTCCTCCCGGCTGGCGCCCGCGTGACAACTACGTCGAAATCATGGGCACCGCCGAGTTCATCTGGCCGGTAACCAACAAGGTGTACGGCAGCCAGTCGACGGCCAAGAAGCGCGCCGATCTGCTCGAATCCTACGGCGCGACAGCGGTTGTCGAACGGTCGAGCCGAATCGTATGGCCCGCCGTCAGTGAGGAGGCTGCGGCATGAGTGACCGTCTGTACACGAAGAAGCAGGCCGCCGAGTATCTGGCGATGTCGGTGCGGGTGTTGGACCGCCGCATCGAGGCCGGCGCCATCACCGCAGTAGTTGATGAGCGGTCGGTGAAGTTCCGGGAGTCGGAACTGCTGCGCTACATGGATGACCTCCCGAGCCGTGAGCCGAGGTCCGCGTGAGGCATTACAAGCACTTCAACGCCCCCATCACGGATGAGTATCACTTCCTTTGCACTCATTGCTCATCCCCGTTCACCGCTGGGAAGCCGACCCGTACTTGTCCTCGTTGCCGTGTCGGTGCGATGTCGGCTGGGCAATGTGATCCGGAACTAGTGGGGGAGATGTCAGGTGTCTGAGGCCGAACTGCGCAAGGAGTTGGAGCGCGCGAACGACGTGATCGCTGAGTTCCGTAAGCGTGACGCCGCAGCGGACAGGATCATCGACCGCCTCACTTCCGAGCGGGATCAGGCGCGGGCTGAGCGGGATACCGCGGTAGCGGCGGCAGCGTTCCAAAGGACCCGACTATGACCCAACTCGTCATTTCCAGCTGCGCTGTCGCCGCTACCTGGTTCTTCGTGTGGCTGGACAGTAAGGACCCCTCATGACGTTGAGGCTTGCTGCGTTCCAACACTTCTGCGGCCGGTTCGCCGATGCGCTCCTGACATCTTGGTCGCCCCTTACCTACGAACGTGGCGACTTCCTTGCAGCAGATGCGTTGTCGGACAAAGAAGCCGAGGAAGAGGTGTGGGGGCCGGACGAGTTGGCCCGCGAATGCGGTGTCACCGTCCACGAATCGAGGCCGTGGTGGGCGCCGTTGCCTGGCGAACCCGGCTTCCCTGACTCCCCGGTGGGGGTGAGCACTTCCCCCCCGATAGTGCCCCCCACTGGGTTGGACCCGTCGCCCACCATCATCGAGTCGGCGCCCCCGCCGCAGGTGTGCGGCGATGGCCCGGACGGTGATAGCGACATTCCCCCGTCGCCGCCGTCCGGGCACCCAATCTCCCTGCCGATGTTCAGGTTCGGTGACCTCCAGGCCATCGCTGCGGAGTACATCGAGGACAGCTGCTCACAGAAGCCGCTGTTTCCGGGCAAGAAGGAATGGTCTCACCACGTCGCGGAGATCGTCGTCTCCGCTGTGCTGGCTGAACTCACCGGACTTGCGTGGGATCAGTCCCACCAAAAAGAAGCCCAGAAATAAGACGGTGCCGCCCGAAGCGACTCGGACGGCACCACGACAACAGGAGGTAAGTCCAGTGTCACGAAACAGCATATCTGAGTGGATCAAGGAGAAAGCGGGACCGGTGGGGACGCTGTTCCTGGCGTCTTTGATCATCGGCGCAAGTATCGGTTCGGCCGCGAAGGCCCACGCTGATCCGGAGTCGGTGAACGACTACACGTTGCGCAATGCTTCCGCGATCTGCGCGATGCTCGGCAACGACGACTCCGATGCCGGGATCACGGAGATCCTGCAGAAGCTATGGGCCGCGGGAGTGCAGCCGTTCCAAAGCGGTGAAGTGCTGTATCAGGCGGTGCACAACATTTGCCCAGCTTTCGAGCCTGAGGTGTTGGCGTGGGCCAACGACCACAAGCCGTCTGGCGGGTCCATCGGCGGTGCTTCCCGCGCATGAGTGACATCTCCGGCGTGATCGGCTGGCTGGACAAGCTGCTCGACGCCACCGAGGCGGCCTGCTGGCGTGTCCTCGGCATCGAATCGAAGGGCGACAAATGAGCCAACTGAAGCTGAGGGATGGGTTCGTTGATCCCGACCGTTTGACGGTCTCCTACAACGACAAGACGGTAACCGTCGGCCTGTGTGGTGTTTCTTGGTCGGGCACTGATAAGGATTTGGATCAGTTGGTTCGGGCGTTTGTGTTGTTGCGGGCTGAAGCGCAGACGAAGCGGGCAGTGGTCGAGGCCATGCTGCCGCACAAGGACACCGCGTGAGCCGCCAGCTGGTCGTGGTCGACCTAGAGACCACCGGATTGTCGAAGTATGCGTTCCCCCTGGAGGTCGCTGCAATCAACGTGGACACCGGCGAGGAACTCCAGTTCGTGCCATACGTCACCGATTCGGTGCTTGGTGGAGCAGACCCCAAGGCGTTGCAGATCAACCGCTACTACGAGCGTGGCGTGTGGGCAGAGATGCTCGACGCGGATGCCACGAAGGAGAAGTGGGATGTGCTGCTGAACATGCTGGACGGCAACACCCTCGGCGGTTCCAACCCACGCTTCGACGCCATGATCATGGCCCGCTTCATTGGGGAGCCGTGGCACCACCGCCTCGCTGATCTGTCGGCGTATGCGGCAGGTTGCCTCGATCTGAGTCTGAATGCGCTTCCGGGGCTTGCTGATGTGTGCAAGCGCCTAGACATCACGAACCACGAAGAGCATTCGGCGTACTACGACGCACAGGCGACAGCTGAGTGCTTCAAGGCGTTGATGCGCCGATGAGCATCAACGATGACGCGCAGATGAGGCGCACACCCCGCCGCCGTTGCCCAGTCTGCTGGCGGCTTGTCCAACGCACCATCCACGAAACCATCGAAGGGCACTGGGACTCAGTGCTCCGTCCGTGCCCCGGTTCCGCGCATCCGTACGCGATCACGTTGGCGGCCAAGACAAAAGACACGCTGAGAAAGAGGGCGGCATGAACCGTGACTGGATGGTGTCTGCGAAATGCCGGGGTGTGGACCCTGACCTGTTCTTCCCGACGTCTACGGGTAATGGTGCCCGTACGGCGGTGGCTGCGGCTGCTGTGATCTGCCGTGGTTGTCCCGTCGTCGGGGAGTGCCGGGAGTACGCCCGGGAGTTGAACGTGCCTTTCGGGGTGTGGGGTGGGGAGGGCCGCCCGGGTGTTCATTCAGGCTTTGGTGGGAATCGGGTGTTGGCTCCGCATGGCACGGAAGCAGCGGCTAAACGGCATTACCGGAACGGTGAGAAGCCTTGCGGGGCCTGCCTTGAGGCTAGAACCTTGGCGCGGGTAAGGCGGGGCCAGTGATTGAGGACGTTGATACCCGTATCACCAACCGGATCGCGGAAGTGAAAGCAGCTGTCGCGGTACTAGACCTGCTGCCTACTCCTCCGAGCCACTGGAACTGGGATTGCACCGAAGTGCTTGACACCGAAAGGGGCTGGCACACGGTAACAATTTCGCTCCTTAATGAGGATCGTGAGGTTGTTCGTAAGGCATCAATCGCCGCCGATCTGTACGGGCTCTCTGGGGTTCGTGAACGCGCCGTTCGCATGATTGAGATGGTGACTGAGGCTGAAGCAGCGGCCGAGCACTGGCGGCCTGTCGTGGGGTTTGAAGGCATGTATGCGGTAAGCGACTTTGGCCGAGTGCGCTCGATTGAGCGGAACGTGCTCTGTAAGAACGGTTCATCGAAACGCATTCATGCACTGGAGATGAAGGTCGGTGTAGACAAGATCGGTCGGCATTACGTGAGGTTCAGTGCCGGCAATGTACATCACTCCCGAAAGGTTCATCACCTTGTGCTCGAAGCCTTTGTTGGGCCTCGACCGTTCGGTAAGGAGTGCTGCCACAACGACGGCAACCCCGGCAACAACCACGTGAGCAACCTGAGGTGGGATACCCGGTCTTCCAACGTAAATGACGCGATCAAACACGGAACCCATTGGGGGGCGGCGAAGACGCGTTGCAAGAACGGCCATGAGTTCAACAAGGCCAACACCCGCTGGCGCAAGGGTTATGTCGGTAGGCGGGATTGTCGTGCGTGTCAACGTGATCGGTACGCAGCGAAGGTTGGACGAAAGGGGATGAGAGATGCGGGCTGATAGTCGAATTGACACTGCGCTTGCAGACGTTAAGGCAGGTAGTGCCGCCATCGACGACGCAAGGTGCACTGTCGCGGAACTGTTGGAGGAGTGCTCCATTTCTGACCGCGACCAGATGGCGCTACAGGTCATGCGGGACGCGATGAATCTGATTATCGAGAAGTCCAATGCCGTTATCGGCGGGTTGGTTCGAGTACAGGAGAGGCAACAGCCATGAGTCTTGTCTACGTCGTTTTGAAGCAGGCCCCACTGTCCCGGCTGCCGTTCCGTCAGCAGCGGTGGTACTGGCTGGCGAAATCCGGTGACAACCAACGCAAACTCGCCCGTTCGTCGGAGCGTTATTTCAACCGTGTCGATGCGATCAACGCGATCAACGTGCTGTTCGCGGACGCCTCGAATGTGTACCGGCGGGAAGCCGAGCTCGGTGACGTGATGCTCCGTCTGGCCAACCCGCTGTGACAGATCCGAGGCTTTCCGGCCGCTGCCTGGAGGCGGCACAAACCCTCGAGGAAATGGGGGAGTTGTACGACTTCCTCTACCCCGCATCGTCGGAGTGGTCTGCCATCGCTCTACGTAGAGAAGCCGAAGTGATTGCGGAGGAAGACCTGTGACACTGAAGACACGCCAGCCTACGGGTGCTGTGCCGTGGCCCCTGGTCCTCGTCGAGGGTGGCGAGAAGGCGGGAAAGTCGTGGGCCGCAGCAGTCCTCTCATCCTCGGAGCAAGTCGGGCGGACGCTGTGGATTGACTGGGCTGAAGGTGCTGCCGACGAGTACGGCGCCATCCCCGGAGCACGGTATGAAGTCATCGAGCATGACGGCACCTGGAACTCCATCCTCGAGCAAGTCAAAGCAGCTAGGGATGAAGCCCGACTTGCGGTGGATGCGGGGGAGAAGCCCGTTGTCCTGGTGCTGGATTCGATGACCGCCGAGTGGGACGACCTGAAGGAATGGGTCGACGGGAAAGCCCGCCGCCGGGAGGCGAACGCGAAGCGGTTGGAGAAGGACCCCGACGCGGAAGTGCAAATAACGACAGACCTTTGGAACCTCGCGACGGCACGGCACAAGGAGTTGATGCGGGTTTTGATGCGGTTCCCCGGGATCGTCGTGATGACCGCTAGGGGTGCCGATCAGGTGGCGATGGAGAACGGGAAACCCACCACGAAGCGGGTGTGGAAGGTGGAGGGGCAGAAGAACCTCGGCTACGACGCCTCCGTGTGGGTGCGCCTGTCCCGTACTGAGACTCCGCAGATCATCGGAGCCAGATCGGTCCACGCCGGCATCGTCCCCGGTGACGACAAACCCAAACGAGTTCCGGAGTTGACGTTGGAACAGTTGGTGTTCGAAATATTGAAGTGTGATCCGAAGACAGCGCACGTACG